ATGATGAACCTGAAGATGGTGATGGAACTGCAGATGATGAAAATCGTTCTGCAGATGACGAAAAACGCTCTGCTGTATCTGAACAGCGTTCAGCAGCAATGGCAGCAGTTAGAGATGCTCTAAGCACTCGTGCTGCTGAACCAAAAAAACGCAACCAAGCGGAAATTCGTTCAGCGTTTGCTAAATTTGTAGTAGGCCAGATTTCAGAGTCTGAAGCGCGTGCGTTAGGAATCGAAGCTGGGAATGGATCAGTAACGGTACCTGAAGTAATTGCAAGCGAAATCATCACTTATGCGCAAGAAGAGAACTTATTGCGTAAGTACGGAACGGTTGTGCGTACAGCAGGCGATGTTAAATACCCAGTCCTTGTCAAAAAAGCTGAAGGCAATGTTAACAAAAAAGAGCGCACGACTGAAATTTTAGAAACTTCAATTGAATTTGATGAAATCTTGCTTGATCCAGCTGAATTTGATGCATTAGCAACAGTAACCAAGAAACTTTTGGCGATGTCGGGTGCACCTATTGAAAGCATTGTCGTTGAAGAGCTTAAAAAGGCTTATGTACGAAAAGAGACCAACTACATGTTCAATGGAGATGATGTTGATAATTTAAATCCAGGTGCACTATCTAAAAAAGCAGTAGCATTCAATCCTACAGTTGCAGTTGATCTTAAAGCTGCGGATGCTGGACAAAAGGTATATGACGCCTTAATTGAAATGAAAAATACACCAGTTACGGAAGTCATGAAAAAAGGTCGCTGGATCGTGAATCGTGCGGCTTTAACGATGGTTGAAAAAATGAAAACATCTGATGGTTTCCCATTACTTCGTCCTATGACGCAAGCTGAGGGTGGTATCGGAAATACGCTCGTGGGCTATCCGATGGAATTTACTGATGCAGCAGATAAGAAAGGTACGCCAGATGTACCCGTTTTATATTTTGGAGATTATAGCAGCTTTCATATTCAGGATGTTATTGGCGCTATGCAAATCCAAAAATTGGTGGAAAAATTCTCTGGTACCAACCGAATCGGTTTCCAAATCTATAATTTACTTGATGGACAATTGATTTACTCACCTTTTGAGCCAACAGTTTACAAATATGAGATGCCTATTGGAGAATAATATGGCTGAAGAAATGAGTTTGGAAGATAAACTCAAGAAACATATCCACTTTGAAGAGGGCATGGATAATTCTATGCTATCTTTTTATATCGAAAATGCGAAAAAGTATGTGAAAAAATCAACCGGAAAACAAGCAGAATATCTTGTCATTATGGTTGCTGGAATCATGTATGAATATCGTGTGGCTGAAAAGGAGCTGTCAGAAGCGTTAGATGCTATGACACCTTTTTTTGTTCAGGAGGCATTTTTAGATGAAGAAGCAGACTAATAATTTGCGATGGCAAGCTGAATTGATGGTAATTTCATCATCACTTGATGAACAGGACCGTCCGATTATCAGTCGAATAAAGAAAAGAGATGTTTTTTATCAGGATATCGGTATCACTGCGCAAGAAAAATATTTATCATTGCAAGCAAAAACTGATGTTGTGCGTCGCATTAAAATCAGATGGGATAATACGATAACTGAAAAAAATAACGGTGTGAGAATAGCTGAAATTGACTACAATATCACTAGGATTTTCACCAACTCTGACACAAGAGAAATGGAGCTGAGTCTTTCGTATGTCAATTAATATCGAACAACTGAGAAGACTGCTCAAGGCGGTCAATACCAGAACGTTTAGAGGGAAAGCGCCACCAGGCATTCCTTACCCTTATATTGTTTATTCCAATATCTCTGTGGGTAAGAAAGTTGCCTCCGGGAAGACGATCAAACTCATGCCATTGTATCAAGTATCTTTATTCACAACAGGTACAGAGATTGACTTGTTGCCATTAGAAAGTGCATTATCAAATGTTCCTCACACGGACTTCATGTCCATACAAGGCGACGAAAATGACGATACTGTCACTAACTTTTTTACTCAAATAAGACTGATTGAGGACTTAGAAAATGTCAAGTAATAACAACGGATTCCAAGAAATGCTAGATTACACTACAAGACTTGCTCAAGTTAATATTGACAAAGTGTCAATTGAGTCTTTAGAGAATGCGGCATCTTTTTTTGTTGAGAAACTACTCCCGAACATTCCTAAATCGCTGATGAACAAAAAGCACATGAAGGATCACGTCAAAATAGAAATAGGAGATGATAGAGTCACCATTTATTTTGAAGATACATCTTTCTATTGGCGATTTATAGAAAACGGAACTTCAAAAATACAGGCTGAACATTTTGTTGAGGGAACTTGGCAACAACACAAAGAAACTATTCAAGACATTATGTCGAATGAATTATTAAAAGAAATGAAAGGATAAAAATGGCAAATACAGACGTTTTTTATTTCGAAGGACTAGATGATGTCCTTTTTGCACCCATGACTAAAAAGGAGACTGTATCTACTCCGCCTGAGTATGATGAGATTGTGAGATTGCCTATTGCAACCAAGCTCAAAATCAAAGGTAATGGATCAGAATTGGAGAAATGGGCATCAAGTAAAATGTTTAGGCGTGTAGCTCGAGAAACAAAACATGAAATTGGTTTGGAACATGTGGGAATACCAATTGAAGTGATGGATGAATTAAAAGGCATTGTTGCTGCAAGTGGTGTTACATTTGGAAAAAACAATGCGCGTGAGTTGCCTTACTTTGCATTTGGGTTTATCGGTAATGTCGAAGGTGGTGGCAAAAAGGCCGTATGGTATCCTAAGACGCAATTGTCTATTGTGATCGATGAAGAGTACGCTACAGCGGAAGATGAAACGAAAATTGACGATGTAACTGCTAATCTAGTAGCAACCGGGTTAATTAATAATGGAGTGATTCACTCCAGTTTCGATTCTAATCGTGACAGCGCAACAGGTGTATCGTACGAAAAATTTATTTCAGCACCTATTTATGATGAAACGCAATGGGCAGAGATTGTGGCAGCTCAATCAGGTGGATCAGGAGGTGGCGAATAATGGCAAGATTAGCCGATTATGGTATTGAACTTGATAGACTTTCAAATAGATCAACGGTTAATATCGATGGTCATGATTTCCCTGTGGTATTATCCCACGAAGCTATCGAGTATATCGGGGTCGTATATGGAGATGATTACCAGCAATTTGAAAAGGATTTAAATAGTTTTCTGCAACGTTCAAGAGGTAAACTTACTGTCTCTAAAATCAAATCTAATGATTGGAAAATCATCAAGGCATTGGTTTATGGTATGTTGGCTGCGGGCGGCCTTGAAGATTCGCCAAGTGACGTCTTTGCGTGGCTAGGATTACGTAATGAAACAGTTCAAGTGTTTTCAAAATGCATGGAAATTTTCTCAAAAAATACTTTTCAGGTGGAAGATGTAAAAAAATCGAGGAAGCCACAAGGTCATCAAAAAGCGAAAAGAAAAAACAACAATCAAAATCCCAAGAAATAGGAATTCCTTGGGATTTTTATTTGTATGTTGCGATAACTTTGCTTGGGTGGGATATTAATTTCTTTTTAAAATCAACGCCCAACTTGTGGCTTAAGAGCTATATTCAATGGCTAGAATCGAATACAGATTTCGAAGCAGCAGAATCAATCACGCTTGATAAATCGCCATTTTGGTAGAAAGGAGTATAAATGGGAAAAACAAAAGAATCTGATGTTGTACTTAATTTTAAAATGGATGGTCAAATCCAGTATGCTCAAACTATCAAAGAAATTAATCAAGTAATGAATACTGCTGCTTTAGAGTATAAAAACCACGTATCAGCAATGGGGAATGATGCAACAGCAACTGAAAAGCTGACAGCCTCTAAGAAAAAACTTGAAATACAACTTGAAGGTGCCGAGAAGCGGACGCAAATGTTGCGTGATGAGTACGAAAAATCAGTCAAAGAGACAGGTGCATATTCCGAACAGTCAAATAAGCTCTACAAACAGCTTGTTAATTCCGAAACTGGCGAAAATAAGTTAAAAAATGCTTTGGATCAGACAAATGACGCATTGAAGGAACAAGGAAATGTGTCAATTGATACTGCTAAAAAACTTGAAAAAATTGAAGAGGCTGGAGGCAAAGTAAAAGGTGTTGGTCAGAAACTTTCTGTAGGAATATCTGCTCCTATTATGGCTGCAGGCGCTGCAGGATTGGCAGCGTTTAATGATATTGATGAACAACTAGATGGTATTATATCAAAAACAGGAGCAACTGGAGATGAAGCTGATAGCTTAGCGGAATCATTTGAAAATGTTGGGAGTAATACGCATTTAGGGCTAGATGTTGTAGGCGATGCGATTGGGTCTGTTAGACAGCAATTAGGACTTTTAGGACCAGAGCTAGAGCAAAATGCCGACTATGCCATGAAATTTGCTGAAATTAATGATTCGGATGTCTCTACAAGTGTTGAAAATGCGAAGCAAGCATTAGATGCTTATAATTTGAGCAACAAAGATTTTCAATCAGTACTTGATGCAACTACATTAGCATCACAAAAAACAGGCGTGTCAGTTGATGATTTATTTAAAAAGTCTGTAGAAGGCGCTCCTCAAATCAAAGCACTTGGACTATCATATTCAGAGGGAGCAATGTTACTTGGTCAGCTTGAAAAAGCTGGTGTAGATTCATCTGCAACACTTGGTAGTTTATCAAAAGCAAGTGTGGCATATGCTAAGCAAGGAAAAAGTCTATCTGATGGATTGAACGAAACGCAAAAATCAATTTTAGGCGCAAAAGATCAGACTGAGGCGCTAACGATTGCGAGCGAAGTATTTGGGACAAAAGGGGCTGTGAGGATGGTTGAGGCAATCCAACGTGGCACACTTGATCTGAACGATCTGGCGGAGGCATCCAAAAATAGTGCTGGAGTAGTAGGAACAACATTTGATGAGACACTCGATCCAATTGATAAAGCTAATCAAGCAATGAATCAGGCGAAATTTGCACTTGCTGATATTGGAGAACAAGTTCAAATTGCACTATTACCAACATTTGAAGCAGCAATTTCACTTCTGACAAGATTTAAAGACTGGTTTTCATCTCTATCTCCAGAAACACAACAGATGATTGTCAGAATTGCTTTAGTTGTCGCGGCTATAGGACCACTATTGGTCATCATCGGTACTTTGATGGGATCAATCACTAAAATCGTGAGTGGCATCAAAGCGGTTCAATCAGTTTTCGGAGCAATGTCAGCTATTATGGCTGCTAATCCATTTGTTTTGATAATTGCAGCGATAGCATTATTTGTAGTTGCGTTTGTATTGGCCTATCAAAAAATAGAATGGTTCAGAAATGGCGTAAATGCGTTTATGGGTGGTGTAAAAGACATTTTTGTACAAGGATTTAACTTTTTAACTGGATATTTAGGCAGCGTTTTTGGTGGAATTGAGCAAAATTTCAATAATTTTCTAAGTGCAGGACAACGAGTATTCAATGGCTTTGTAGACTTTATTACAGGTGTATTTACAGGAAATTGGAAACAAGCTTGGGACGGAATTGTGAATATATTCGGTGGTATTTTTGATGGTATTGTCGCATTTGCTAAAGCGCCGCTTAATCTACTAATCGGTTTAATAAATGGAGTGATTGGCGGTCTTAATAAAATTAAGCTGCCCAAGTGGGTACCCGGTATTGGTGGTAAAGGTATCAATATCG